TGAATTTGCTAATGTACTCCTTAAAAACCTCAAAGTCTACGTCTTCTATTTCTTCTGGGACACCCATAAATTTAAAGACCTCTAAATGTTTTTCGATTACGTCTAGCTTGTCGTTAGCGTGAATTTCTGTAATTTCTTCGAACTGCTGAATAGTCATTTCATTCATTTCGTTCGGAATTTCTTTTCCTAATATTTCTACCATGATATAAATTTTGAACAAATATACATTTTTTTTAATATGGTTATGTTGAAAGACCTACCTATTTATAAAATTACAATTGACCCAGAGTATAGCGACGGCGAAGAATTAGGAATAGAACAAATTGCGTTCACTGATTCACCAGCAATTAAAGTAAAAGGAATGGCTTTCGCAAATGCTACAAAACGTTTTTTCTCAGACGAACTTAAATATAGAGTAACAGCGCCCGCAATGATTCCTATGGAAATCTACAGACGCGACGACGAAGCTGGCGACTATTACGTACAATTTGACGAAAACACGATTGAACAAATCTACGTTAAGTTCATGAAAGACCTTTCGAATAAGAACGTCTTTAACCTAGAGCATGACCCTAGTCAAGAAGTTCCAGCGTATATTCTCGAAAGCTGGATAGTAGAAAACCCGAAACAAGACAAAGCCTATACAACCTACGGGATAGAAGTTCCAAAAGGTACGCTTATGTTAACGGCACAAGTAACCGACACGGACTACTATAACGAACTAGTAAAAAACGAAAAACTAGGATTCTCTATTGAAGGTTTTCTAGGAATGAAATTAAGCAAACACTTAAACAAATATACAATGAAATTACCAGACGGAGAACACCGCATCGAAGACAAGATTTACGTTGTCAAAGATGGCGAAGTAATCGAAATTAAAGAAGTAGAAAAAGAAGAAGTCGAAATGGCTGACGAAAAAACTACAGAAGAAGAAGTAGTTAAAGAAGAAGTAGCTTGCGAAGAAGTCGTAGAAGAAAAAGAAGAAGTTAAAGAAGAAGTCAAAGAAGAAAAAATGGCTATTGATCCAGCAATGGACACAGAAGCAATTTTAGCTATCGTTAAACCAGTAATCGAAGAAAACGTTAACGCGGTTATTGGAATGATTGCAGACTTGAAAAACCAGATGGAAGAACTTCTAGTTAAAGAAGAAGAAGCGGAAGACATGGAAATGTCGAAAGATGTTAAAATGTCGGCTTTCGATAAATTCAAAGCGTTTCGCGCATTCAAATAAGTAAAATTTAAACACAAATAAAACAAAACAAAATGATCAGAAATTTAAAATTTGACTTGGACGTAGACACAAATGCGTTGTTATGTCCTAACCCAGATGAATTCTACGGAAAAGCGTATTTAACAGAAGACATCGCAGACAATTACAGAACGTTGCCTGGTATCAAATCTGCTACGAAATTAGCTAACGTTACTTTTGGTAACCTTTTAGCGCCGTCTACGTGTAACTTTACAGCACCTACAGACAACCTAGACGCTATCACTATTGACGTTTGTGCGTTATCTGCAATGTCTCAAATTTGTCAATTCGAATTAGAGCAGTCTTTTTTAGCTTTGCAAATGTCTCAAGGTTCTAACGGCGACTTTAGCGTAGCTTCTTTCATGTCTTACTACTGGACAGAAATGGCTGGACGTATCGGTAACGATTTAGAGTTAATCCGTTGGCAAGGTGACACAGAAAGCGTAGACCCAGTTCTTTCTTTGTGTGATGGTTACTTGAAAAAACTTTGTGCAGACGCAGACGTAAACGGACTTTACGCTGGTGCAATTAACGCATCTAACGTACTTGCTCAAATGACAGCTGTATTACAAGCGTCACCAGCAGCAGTTCAAGCTAAACGCGCAGACTTACGTTTGTTCGTTTCTTCTGACGTATTCGTTAATTACCAAATTGCTGCGGCTTCTGGTAATACTTTGACTTACGTTACTGCACCTTTAGCACCTACGTTCTTAGGAATTAAAATCGTTCTTGCAGAAGGTATGCCAACTTCTACTATGGTATTAGCGTTGAAAACAGACCTTATTTATGCATTCGACTCTGATGGAGACTCAAAAGCATTGAAAGCTGTTAACCTTGCAGATTCAGTTGCAGAGCCTTACATCCGCACACGTGCTAACTTGAAAGCTGGTTTCGCATATACGAACCCTAGCCAGATTGTAGTTTATAACGTTTGTTTCGACTAGTCTTAACTAACTAAAATAACGGGGGTGGGTAATGCGCCCGCCCCTTTTTTTTAACTTTAAAATATATTTTATCATGGCTTGTGCTACTTTACAAGAAATCCTTAAAGGATGCGACCCTAACAGCGGGGGTATATATACGCTATTAATAAACCAACAAGACGAAATTACTTCAATTACTACTTTAGAAACTGGTACTAACTGGGAAGTAACCGCTATTGCACACACAACGCCTTTCGTGGCTTTGGAGTTCAAACGTAATACTGGTAACTTTACAGAAGAAGCCGCTATTGATTTAGTAAATGGATCGTCTTATGTTACTCAAACAATTAACTTAATGTTCCACAGACGCGACCAAGAGAAGTCAAAAGCTATTAAAATCTTAGGCGCTGGACAACAATACCTTACAGCTGTCGTAGGTGACGCAAATGGTAAGTATTGGTATTTCCCGTTCTTGCAAGTTACTGCATACGGCGAAGGTTCGGGAACTGCTAGAGCAGACGGATCTAAATACTCTTTAGTTCTTACAGCTGAAAACGAAAGTTTAGCTTACGAAGTAGACCCCGCTATCATTGCTGGACTTACAGTTTAATTGGTTTTAGTTACATTCTAGAAACGTAACACTTATAACAACCCTACCTAATCTGGTGGGGTTTGTTGTTTTATGAACATTTGCTTTTTAACTTTTAATATAGTTATGATTTACATTGAAAAAGGACAAGTTAATACGTTTGCTTTGACGCTGTCAGAAGTAACAACGTTAGTAGACCCCTTTTATTTATTCGTTTTTGAAGACGAATTTAACACGGCTGTCGATCCAATATACTGGATAGGCGCGGACACGTCTAGTTATCCGTACAGATACAATCTATTCACGCTAGAAGAAGGCGTAGACTTGGATTTATTAAAGGGTCAATACACCTACAAGGTGTACGAAAGCCTAACAGACATAGTAATAGACGAAAACACGAATACAGAAGAACTTAATTTAATCGAAGAAGGGCGCATGGTAGTAAGCGGTGTAGCTGTTTCTTCTATATATGAATAAAATATGGGAATTTTTGACAGATTTAAACAACAAAAACCAGAAGTAGTAGAAGGCTATCAGTCATTTAGTACGCCTTTCGGTAAGATAGGCAACGCTAACTTGTCGCTACCTTACGTAAACGGACGTTACCAAGTGTCTGGCTACATTCCGTTTGGTCGCGATAACCTATTTAGTGAAACCCTTAACCAATTATATTTTACTAGTCCCTTGCATGGGGCAATTGTTGACTTTAAAGTTAACGCTACTATAGGCGCGGGCTACCAATTAAAGACGGACAAGTTAACGCCAGACGAAAAGCTAGATATTTACACGTGGGAAAAGAAACTAAAGTTAGCTAAGTCTGTTAGACTAGTAGCTAAACAAATCGTACTACACAACCGCGTTTACTTCATGCTACATTTTGACGAAAAGCACAAAGTAAAAAGAGTCGAAAACATTTCGCCAGAAAAGGTTCGTATTAATCGCGCTAAAGATTGTTATTTTTTATGCGACGATTGGGCTTCTAGAATTGACGTAATCCCAGTTACTAAATACCACCCGTTAAATACGGAAAAATGTCAGCTGTACGCTTACGAGATTCCAGCAATTGGACAAGACTATTACCCATTGCCACAATATACAAGCGCTTTAAACTTTGCTTTTTTATCTGGCGAACTTAGTTACTTTGCAAAATCAAATATTCAAAATAGTATTTTCCCAGCCTTTGCAATGATGTTCCCCAAAAGACCACAAAGCGAAGAAGAAAAGAAAGTCTTAAGAGACACTATAGACAGAATGAAAGGCGCGCAGAACGCTGGAAAAGGCGTTGCATTCTTTGCAAATAGCCCCGACCAATTACCAAAAATCGAAAGCATTCCGACGAACTCAAACGACAAAATGTTTCAAGAAGCTAGCGGGTTAAATACCGAGCAAATTTGCTTTGCGCATACGATAGACCCTATCTTAATGGGTGTACGTACAACGGGTTCTTTAGGTAACGGCGCAGACATTAAACAAGCCTACATTATTTTCGAAAAAAACGTTGTTATTCCTTTGCGCGAAATGGTCGAAGAAGTCTTTACGGAATTGCTTGCAATATGTAAACAAAAAGCGGACTTTACAATAAAGAATTTCCAAATAATTAATGAAACAATTGTAGAAGTAGAAGGCGACGCTAGTAAAACTCAAGACGCATTAAATGCAATGAGTCCACTAGTAGCGACAAAGGTACTTAACACAATGACTACTAACGAAGTTCGAGCGCTTGCGTCACTTGCACCAATAGAAGGTGGAGACGTAGTCCCAACAGCAACACCAGCAACACCTTTATAACATGCTATACTTTATAACAGAAACATATTTAAAGACGAACACACCAATAACGGCTAACGTAGACGTAACAGACGTAACGCCGTATATTAAAACGCAGTCAGACCTACGCGTGCAACCGATTCTAGGTAGTGTTTTTTATAACTACTTACTAGATGCGTACAATACTCAGACGTTAAACCCAGACGAAGAAACACTAGTAGGTTTTATACAACCAGTCGTAGCGTGGCGTTCAGCAGAAGACGCGGTTTTTGGTCTTTCGTACCAGTTAAAAAACAAAGGTTTGCAAACTCAAAACGGCGACTTCTCAAATAGCGTAAGTCGTACAGAAGTAGTTTTCGGAATGGAACACTTCGCACAAAAAGCGTCTTTCTTTGAAGCTAGATTAATCAAATATTTACTAGCAAACAAAAACCTATTTCCAGAGTTCACTAGCTTACAAAATAGGGACACGGATTTACGCCCACAAATAGAGGCTTGCGACTGCGTAGGAACTTGTTACGGACGTTGTGGACAACGCTACAATGACAATGGTTACAATAATGCTATAATGGTTTTCTAATGAAGTCTAAGCTATCTATTTTCATTCTTTCGGCGTGCGCTATTCTTTCACCAGTTAAGCCACTTATTTTAGTTGCTATTTTAGCTATTATTTTAGACACGGCTTTCGGTATCTGGCGAAGCGTTAAAAAGTCTGGCTGGACTTCTATACGTTCAAGACGTTTAAGCCACACAATTAGTAAGTCTTTACTTTATTCTGGCGCTATTGTGTTCATTTTCTTAATGGAAAAGTACGTAATTGCCGACATTCTAGGTCACTTTATTGCTATTGATTTAGTTTTAACGAAAGCCTTTACGTTCTTTTGCGTAATTACAGAAGTGAAAAGCATTAACGAAAGCTACTTTAGTGTAACTGGCGTTAATGTTTGGGACAAGTTTATAAATTTTGTTAAACGATCTAAAGAAAATTTCGACGAACTAAGATGAAAAAACTAGACATACAAGCTATTAAACAAGTTAGGTTAAAAGACAATCAGTATTTTGCTGAAAGTTCACCTAAGACGCAGATTTATTTACACCACACGGCGGGCAATGGAAACGCAGAAGGGGTTAGCAGATATTGGAATGGTAACGACAGCCGAATAGCTACAGCTTTTATCATTGGTGAAAACGGAACTATTGTACAATGCTTTTCTTCTAAGCATTGGGCTTGGCATTTGGGAATAGATACAGAAGACTTCGCTAGAAATGGCGCTAAATATAGCAACTTAAATAAACTTTCAGTAGGTATAGAAGTATGTAACTGGGGCTATTTAAAGAAAAAAGGCGACAAGTATTATAATTACGCTGGTGGTATCGTTAATCCGTCTTACGTTACCGAACTAGAAACTCCTTACAAGGGTTATAAATACTGGTATAAATACAGCGACGCACAAATAGAGTCACTACGTCAGCTAGTAGAATACCTTTGCGAAACGTACGACATTCCTAAAGACTATAGAAGCGAAATCTGGTCAATAGACAAAGAAGCGTTTAAAGGTAGCAAAGGAATCTTTACGCATAACTCAGTTAGAAAAGACAAAAGCGACATGTACCCATGTCCGCGCGTTATCGAAATGCTAAAAAATTTATGAGAATATTAATAGTCCTTATTTTACTTACTTCGTGTTCGGCTAATTACCATTTGCGAAAAGCAATGAAAAAAGGCTATACTTGCGACGAAATAGGCGACACAATTACAATAAGTTCTATAGACTCCATTCCGTACGTTTTAAGGGACTCTATTTTTTGGGAGAAGGTAATAGTCCAGAAAGATACAATAGTTCGTTACAAGCGTTCCTACGTACCTAAAACGCGGTTTCAAACTAAGATTGAATACAAGTACAAAACAAAAGTCCTAAAATCGGACGTTGAAAAGATAAAATATAAAAATAAGTACATAACAAAGACAAAGGTTAACTGGTTATTTGTTATCATTGCTTTCGTTATTGGATTCCTTACTAGGTTGTCCATAAGCGAAACTTTTAGAAGTAGGTTAAAACTTCTACCTAAACTTTTCAGATGAATAAAAACAAAGGCGGGCGTCCAGTTGTAAGCAAAGGCGTTCCTAGAGTGCGGTTAAGTCCGCAAGAATTCGACCTAATTAAGCAATATCGGGCAATCAAAGACAAGTCTAACGAAATGGGCTTAAATGAAAACGATGTTAAGCACGGCTGGATTAAAACGAAAGATGCTAGTTTGTTCTTTGCGAACCCAAGTTTTAACGCTGGTAAAGAACTTGACCTAGACTTTGTTAAGCTACTAGAAAACGCGCCTAAAATAAACACGGAAAAAGTAAAGAAAAAAGAGTACAGCGGTGAATTTGACAAGCTAGTGTTTACAGATGTTCATATCGGAATGGACGCTAGCGACAAGGGGCGTAGTTTATACCCGTCCGAATGGAATGAAGACATACTTTTCGAGCGTTTGTCTAAAATGATAGACTACACACTAGCTAAACAGAATTCAAACGTACTATATATTCTAGATTTAGGCGACTATTTAGACGGCTTTAATGGACAAACTACTAGAGGTGGTCATTCGTTACCGCAAAACATGAGTAACCAGAAAGCGTTCGACGTTGGTTTTCTTTTTAAGACTTTATTAATTACCCAGCTTTCGCCATTCTACGATAAAATCTACGTTAGGAATATTTGCAACGATAACCATAGCGGTGACTTTTCCTACTTTGTTAACCAGTTCTTTAAAACGTATGTCGAACGTGATTTAAAAAACGTCTTAGTAACTAACCAGACTTTGTTTATTGATCACGAAATAATAGGCAATAAATGTTTCGTAACGACACACGGAAAAGATACGCATAACATGAAGTTCGGTTTTAAACCAAAGATTGACCCTAACCAAATCAATAGAATACTAGGTTATTTAAACACGAACCAACTATTAAACAAAGGCTACGAAATTATTTTCGAAAAAGGCGACAGCCATTTATATTTATTCGATTCGTCTAGTAGTGACGTGTTTAAGTATTACAATTACCCAGCATTTAGCCCGTCTAGTAACTGGGTGGCTATGAATTTCCAGCTAGGTAAAAGCGGATTTATTCACTTTAACTACGATTTAGAACAAAAGAGTATAAACGAATTCTTTTTTTAGTGTATATTTGAACTTTCATAATAGGTTTTTAAGAATTAGGGTTAGCAGTTGAAAGCGTTAACCCTTTTTTTATGGCTATAATCTTACTTTAATTGTACCTTATTTGATAGAATTATACGTATTTATCCGTATTTATACGAAAAATATACGATAGCGTATATAATTTAAGTGAATTTCCTATACATTACGTACTTTTCACGTATAGTAAATACTACCATTTTAAAAATAAATGTAAAAAACTTTAAAAAAAATGTACATAACTATTGTTTATATCGAAATAGGAACTATCTTTACAGAAATTATTTAACTAAAAAACAAGTTATGAAAACGAAAAAAGAAATGAACGAAATTATTTTAAAAGAGTTGAACGACTTATGGAATGAGTACGAACAATTTAACGAAGTATTAGGCGCGGACCACGAAGCTACGCAAAGAGCAGCTACACGTTGGGCGTCAATTAATGAACTAGTAATAAAATTAGGACTATGAAAAATATAAACTTACAAGAATCATTTGGCGACATCTGCGCTGGTGTATTTATTTTAATCGTAATTAGTTTAGCTGTAATTAGACCATATGGCGCTGAAAACACGAACGAAGTAAAACAAGAAGTAACAAAAAAAGCCGTTAAGCAAAGTAAAGTATTAGAAAAGTACGGCGAATTAATAACTAAAAACTGGTAACAATGTTTGATATTTTAGAATGCGAACTAGACGTATATACGTTAAATTTATCCTATAGCTATAATGAATTTATTTACGACGTTGTCTGTGACTTTGACTGGTTAGACAAAGAATATAACGGGTCTATGTTAGACTTTACTTTAAAACCAATTAAAGGAACGTATTTTAGTGGCGAAGTAGGTAACGACGAAGAAGGCGAAATAGAAATAACGCCAGCTTATTCAGAATGGCTTTTAGAAATGGTAAGAGAATACAGAAAAAAACACATTTATTTTATGTGCGAAGAAGAAGAAAACGAACTAAGAAAATTAGATTTAAACGTAGAAGACGACAACCCTCAAAACTGGCACTACTATGGTATTTAGACTTCAAAGAATGGTAAGGTTCTGGACGACCAAAACCACACACGAACACGTAAGGGGTTCTTTTAACGAAGAACTTTATAAAAGAATTTGTGAAATTAAATATAATCAGAACTTATGAAATTTAAACTGGTATACTACAGCGGTTCGAATGTTATTCACAGCTGGACTTTTGACAACAAAGCACTTTGTAATTGGAAAAAAAAAGAACTAAGGTCTAGAGGTCTTTGTTTATTAGGTAATTTTAGAATAGAAAAAGCATGAATGACAAAATAATAGAAGTGATCCGAGTTTTTATTGAACGCGACCAACTAAACACACCAAACAGAAAGCGCCAACAGATTTACAAAAAGGCGTATTTACAACACAAGCTAAAGGAATGCGGACTAACTTACAAGGCTATAGCTGAAATGTTTAACATGACACACGCCAGCGCTATACATAACATTAAGACCCACCATATACTAGTTAAATACCATAAAAACGAATACGAGGCTTATATTTACGAATATTTAGAGACTCTAGACGGCTATAAAGTAGAACCAAAAACACGAAATTTAATAGAAGACATTAACAATTGTGCTAATTTATACCAGTTAAATAGAGTTAAACGCTGGATTCGGGAAAAAAAATATGAAATAGATGCAACTTTAATAGAGTAAATACGTTATATTTGTACACGGCTTCATCTCACATTATAAAGCCTTAAGGTATTATTGACCCTTGTAATGAAATAGAAGTGAGATGCTATGGATTTGCGAGGGTTTTTTTATGTAAAAAAAGTTTACTGGTTTTCTGAAAACCTTTACAACCAAAATGGTAGAATTAATTTTTTATGGTTCAGATAAATCTGAAATGGATGAAACACAATTACGATGTTTTTGTAATACACGTAATGAAATTTTTATGGGAATACGTGAAAAAGATAGTCCAGAAATTTGGATTACTTTGAATAAGTTTACCGCAATAAAATTTAGTAAAGAGTTACGTAAACAAATAGCATTAATTGAAGATGAGACAAGCATTTAACTTTTATCGTAGTTACTGGGAAGTAGCAAACGAATTAAACGAAAAAGATAGGTTGTCTTTTTATGATGCATTGCTAAAGCGTCAATTTACGGGTGAAGAAACGGATTTAAAGGGTTTAGTTAAGCTAGTATATCTTTCGCAAAAGCATTCAATTGATAAGCAAATAAAGGGTTATGAGGATAAAACAAAAAGACCTTTGTTAGACCCTACCATAGACCCTATGCAAGGGGGTACGCAAGGACCTTCGGTACAAGAGAAAGAGAAAGAGAAAGTAGAATACACTAAATTGAAATTCAATTTTTTATCTGCTCTTATTGAATATGGATTTGATGAAAAACTATCTAAAGAATGGATGCAAGTTAGGAAAGATAAGAGGGCAACAAACACCGAAACTGCATTTAAATCATTTATTACACAAGTAGAAAAAAACGGAATGGACAAAAACTTTATTTTAAGAACTTGCGTAGAAAAGTCTTGGAAAGGATTTGATTCTAGTTGGCTAAAAAATCAGTTTAATTTACCACCTCAAATTATAGACTAATGTACAAAAGACTAACAAACGTAAATAACGAACTTTTTGACATACGCCAACAGAAAGACGTACGCGGAAAGTCAATAGGCTGGGACTGGGATTTATTACCATACACAATAAAAGAAGGTTGTACTACTTATATAGGTTCTGCGCCAGCTAGTGGAAAGACGGAACTTTGGTTTGAAATTCTTATAAACCTTTCGTGTTTACATAACTGGAATCATGTAATATTTTCGCCAGAAACTGGGAGTAGTGCTGAAATATTCGCCGAACTATGTTACAAGTATATCGGAAAACCCTACGTACAAGGTCAAAATTCTATGTCGAACAGCGAACAAGTAATAGCTGAAATGTTTATAAACGAACACTTCATTGTAATTGATCCAATAGATGAAGACCTAACTATAACTAAATTCTACGAACTAGTAGACGAAATAGAGAAAAAAGAGGGCATGAAAATACACACCACAACTATTGACCCGTGGAACGAACTAACCGAGGAATTTATACAAGCTGACCTAGGACGCGAAGACAAGTATCTTAGTAGGATTTTAGGACAAGTAAGAAAAAACGCGCGTAAAACTGGACGCCATAACTGCGTAATTAACCACGTACGCGACCAACCTATGGTAAGTAGTAAAACAATAGCTGGAACCGACATAAGTTATTTTCCTATGCCTAGCGCTAGAGACTTCGCGGGGGGTCAAGTTTGGTTTAGAAAAGGTCTAAGCGTATTAATACCATGGCGACCACCTTACGGCTTGTTGGATTCAGAGGGTAACGGCGCAGAAAAGAACGAAGTACATTTAAAAGTAGCCAAAAGCAAACCTAAAGGCGTATCGAAAAACGGAGTTTATAAGTTATATTTGGACTTAGATAAATACCAGTATTACATGCTAGATTTTAAAGGAAATAGGATTTACGCAAATAGGGAAAAGAAACAAGCGCCACAGCTTAAAATGACAAATTTAGGACACAAATTAAAATCAATGCAATAATGGACATAGGACTAAAACTATTACTAGCAAAGGGCAAAATTCTTTCGATGAAATGGCGGATTAAATTGACCCGCGAAGAACTAGAGGAAAAACGACCAACGGCAAAAGCATTTATAGACGGCGCTAACGACGTAGAAACAGACCTAGAAGAAGTTTATAACGTAATAGACGACCTAGAAACAGAACTGCGAATACAAGGACGCGAAATAAACCGCTGTTTACAGATTAATGGACAGCTAAAACAAAGAATAGAAGAACTAGAACACGAATTAAAATTTAAAAATGTAGACTTATGAAAAAAACAGCAACAGAATGGTTTTTAACTGAATTTAAAAAGCAAGTTTGGTTTGAACCAGATTCAGAACTTGACATCTGGATGAAAGATTTAATTAAAAAGGTTAGAAAAAAGGATAAAAGACAGATTAAAACTATATTTCAAGACGCTTGTTTGCATAGGGAAAAATATTATAGTATGAATAGGTCAATAGAATCAGAAGATTATTACCTTGAAAAATATACAAATGAAATTCCAGATTATTTGAAAAAATTTAATAAAAAAACACGAAAAAAATGACAAAAGAACAGAAACTAGTAGCGCTATGCGCACTATTACCAGTAGTAGGAGACTGGATAGAAGACCTAAACGACCAGCGAATATTCACAAAGCTAGTCAAACAACGCGCTAACATGCTTTTAACTGAAATAAGACGCATAGATAACGACGTTTTAAGTACTGGTGAACAAG